GGCTCACGGTGTTGACGTGGGCAAGTGGTGGTTGCACTGGGTTGTGCGGGCGTTCACCCCGGACGGGACCGGCTACACGATCGACTACGGCCGCCAGAATGTGTACGACACGAAGTACGGCAGCGAGGAAGGGCTGGACCGGGCTATCAAACGCGAGGTTCTGCGGCGCGTGGCGGACTTCCGAGACGCACCATACTCCAAGGAAATCCGCGAATCGCTCACCCTGATTGACTCTGGCTATCGCACCGAGGCGGTTTACGCGGCGTGCGCAGAAGCCGGGCTAGGTGTTATGCCCATCAAAGGCATCGGCCTATCGGCAGGCGTGGCGGAACGCGGGCGATTCACCGACGCGATGAAGCGAACGCGGGACAAGCAGCCAGTTTGCGACGGGGTTTATTACACGGTCATTCGCGAGCCAGGCGTGCTGGCGATCAAGTTGGTTTGCGCCTCGTCCGACCAGTGGAAGGCGTGGGAGCATGACCGCTGGATGACTGCGCAGGACAAGCCCGGCTGTATGTTCCTCTATGGAGCCAAGGCCATCGACCCGCGAACCATGACTGCCGAGCAGCGAGAACATGGCCACTACGCCCACCACATTTGCGCAGAGGTGGAAGTTGAGGACGTGGTAAAGGGCGGCATCGTGCGGCGATGGGCGGCTAAGAACAAAGAGAATCACTGGCTCGACGCGAGCTACTACGCGGATGTTGCCGCGGCGATTAAGGGCGTGAGGGTGCTGACCGGACAGGCCGCTCCCCGACCGCAAGCCACTGGCGAGCGGGTACGTGTAAACATGAGAACGGGCGGCGATGGCCGCAGCTTTTTTGTAACCAACCGATAGGTGAGGACTATGGCACGAAAGAATGGAGTCGCAACCGTGGAGGAAGCGGCTGAGATCAGTATCACGATTCCGATGGGAGAGCCGCCAGCGGATAGCTACGAAAGCAAGCAAGCCGCGAGCGGCAAGGTGAGCCTCACGCAGAAGTCGCTGCACCTTCAGGCCCAACTGGGACCGGAAGCGGCGACGGTGTTTCTGCGGATTCGCAACGGGCTCCGCGACATCAACGCCAAACTGGCTGGCGGGCGTCCGGTGTTCACCAATGTTGATGCCCTGCGGTGGCTGATGGAGCGGGCGGCCGAGGAGGTGGGGACGTGATTCCTAGATTCAAAGCAACACTTGAGCGCACCGACGACGAGCCTGGGCTCACCACTAGGCACAGCCATAGCGAGAGCATGGCAATGTTCTTGTGCCTCAAAGGGTCGGACGAATTCGTGACTTACACGACACTGGAAGTGGTCGCACAAATGGTCGTTTGCGCAGTGGATGACTTAGAAGACCGCTTTCAATCCCTGGGCGAAAGGCAAATCAAACTCAGAATGGCTGCCGAATCCATCCTCAACGCAATGGAAGTGCCATGATTCAACTCACCATCACCTACGATCCGACCAACCGCCAGATCGGTGTATCGGGACCGATTGAAGAAAAAACGCTCTGCTACGGGATGCTCGAGTCGGCAAAGGATGCGATACGCGACCACTGCGCCAAGTCGCAGGGCGGAATCATTCTGGCGAGTGCGGCACCGGAAATAGATACCAGCAATACCTAATGGTATGCGTGGTATCACGACTCGCTTTTTCTGCGTGTCTGCCATGATTGCAACGTGGCGACATTCAGCAGCACAAGCACCGATGCGGAAATCTGGGCAGGCTTCGACGACAACGCCAGCTATGACGTTGATGCGTCCGTAACCAAGGCCCGGAGGTTCATTGAGGTGTGCCGTATTCTGATTCGTCGCCGCCCGGTTCGCACAATGGCTGGCGGGCAGAGCGCCGATTTCGACGGCTCTGCAATCCAGAAGATGCTAGATGAAGCGAGCGAGTGGTTGGCCACGAACAACACGTCGGAAAACGGCGGAAGTGTTCGGCATTTGTCTTTCCGTGGATTGCGGGATTAACAGATGCGCCGACAACCACTCTCACTTGCGAAAATCTGGGGCGAACTGCGAAACGACTTTCGCGCCGGCAAGGATACGCGGTTCACGTCTCGGCTGACTGGCACTAGCAGCAGCGGGAGCGGGGCCGATTATCACTACCGCAGTGAAAGCCAATTCCTGCACATGATGGAACGGGCGCGGGGTTACCAGCGCAACGATCCGATCGTGGGGCAGGGCGTGCGGAGATTGGTTGCCAACATCGTCCAAGACGGCTTCACGCTCGACGTGAACACCGGCGACGAAGAGCTCGACAACGACCTCAAAGCACGTTGGGATGAATGGTCGGGCAGCGCTGATATGTGCCATAGCGAGGGTGAATTTACCTTCTCGCAGATGGAACAGTTGGCATTGTCGGCCACAGTGGTAGATGGCGATATGTTCGCACTGCCGCTGGCGAATGGCACGCTGCAAACGGTGGAGGCTCACCGCTGCCGCACGCCGCGAGCAACAACGAAAAACGTCGTGCATGGCGTCCTGATGGACGACTCGGCCCGGCGACTTGAATACTGGCTGACCAAAGAAGACCTGAACCCCAATCAGCCGCTCATCAAAGTTTCGGACATCCTGCCCTATAAGGCACGCGACCCGAAGACTGGCGAGCGGCAGGTGTTGCACCTGTACCAGCCCTATCGGTTCTCGCAGCGGCGAGGCGTGACGGCACTGGCCCCGGTCAGCGACACGGTTGGAATGCACGACGACATTCAGTTTGCCACGCTGGTCAAAGCCCAGATGGCGGCACTGATTGCAATCCTGCATGAGCGAGGGCCGGACTGGCGACCAACAGGCGATCAACAAAAAGGCGATCGCGAACAAGACACCGTAGGAGGATACACAAAGACGATCGAGGGAGTCTCGGCCGGCTTGGAGATCTTCGGCGACCCTGACGAGAAGTTGTCAGCGTTCAGTGCGAACATCCCCAGCCCTGAGTTTTTCCCGCACGCGATGATGGTTCTGACCTTCATTGCCATCAATCTCGATTTGCCTGTTCATGTCCTGCTACTCGACCCAAGCAATACAAATTTCAGCGGCTGGCGCGGTGCAATCGACCAGGCCAGGCTGCGATTCAAACAGATACAGAAGTGGTTTGCCGAATGTTTTCACACTCCGATTTACCGCTGGAAGGTAAGGCAATGGGCCGCTCGCGACCCGTCGCTTTCGTCCAGATTGGAAGCGGAAAATGTGAGGCTGTTTGGCCATCGGTGGAATCCACCGGCGTTCGCCTACCTGGAACCGCTGACGGATGCCTCTGCCGATTTACTGCAGCAGCGGAATGCCCTGAACAGCGCGAGACGGATCCACGCGGCGCGAGGCCGGGAATGGAAAGTGGTAGCCGAGGAGATCGTAGCCGACAACGGCATGGCGATCTTGCTCGCGCTGGCCAAGGCCGAAACGATCAACAAACTGTATCCCGAAGCGGCGGTTCACTGGCGGGAACTGATTAGCCTGCCAACTCCCGATGGAGTCCAGATTGCATTGCAGCAACCTGGGCAGCCAGAGCAAAACGGGGGGGGCGCGGCAAGGGGCAGGACAGGGACGGAGACGGGAAAATAAACGAATGACCGAAGCTATCCAACAAATCCCGATTGAGTGCAAAGGCGACACTGCCGACGTGCTTATCTATGACCAGATCGGCCAGTCGTTTTTGTCAGACGGCTTGACCGCCAAGGCTTTCGCGGAGCAGTTGAAGCAGCACAAAAACGTCAAGAACATCAACGTCCGCATCAACTCACCGGGCGGCAGTGTGTTCGACGCGACGGCGATTTACAACACACTCCGCGGTCACGGCGCAAAGATCACCACGCACGTCGAAGGCGCGGCACTGTCGGCGGCTTCACTGATTGCGATGGCTGGCGACGAGATTCGCATGGCCGAGGGCTCGTGGATGATGGTTCACGACCCGTCCGGCGTGGCCCGTGGAAGAGCGGCCGACATGCGGAAGCAAGCCGACATGCTGGACCGAATGAAGGCTTCGCTGGTGGCGACCTATGCCACCCGCACGAAGCAGCCGAGCGACGAAGTAGCCCAGATGATGACGAACGAAACTTGGCTGAGTGCGTCCGACGCCAAGGCCAAGGGATTCGCTGACACGATTTCAGGGGCCACGCAAGTTGTGGCTGCCTTCGACACCAACCAATTTTCTAACGTCCCGCAAGAGTTGCGGGTGTCTTTACAGAAGGAACCGACCCCAATGGCAACTCCTGCCGCACCCGAAGCTCCCAAGGCCGCGACCATTCAGGAACTCAAAGCGGCCTGCCCTGGCGCGAACGCCGAATTTCTCATGGCTCAACTCGAATCCACCGCCACGGTCGAAGCGGCCGGCAAGGCGTGGATGACGGAACTGACCAATCGGCTCGCGGCGACCAATGCCGAAAACGAGAAGCTGAAGAAGTCACCCCCCGCCGCCACTCCGCCAGTTGCGATGGCCGGTGTCGATCCGCTCCCGGTTGGCGGCAAACCAACTGCCCTGGGCGACGGCGATGCGATTGCCAACTTCAAAGAGATGGTGCTGACGGAAATGAAACTCACGAACTGCGCCGAGCATGTTGCCCACGCGAAGGTGTGCCGCAAGCACCCTGAACTGCGGCAAGCGATGGTAGCAGCCCACAACACCGAAAACACCAGTCGTCGATAAACCCTCTTAGCGGCCACCGAGCCGAATTGGAGCAGCACAAATGAATGGCTTTCGCCTATCGCAAATCCTCGGCGCCTCGCTTGGCTCACACCCGCGATACGTGGAGAAGCAGCACACCAGCCCGCTAACCACGGGGAATATCTTCACCTACACCGGCACTATCGAGATTATGGCCATCATTGGCCGTATCACGACGGTTGTTCAGGCCCAGACGACGAACATCAAACTGTCAGTCGTCAGTGACGCGCTGACCGCCTACGACATCTGCGCCAACGTGGACGGTAACGCCGCCGCCGTTGGCACGCTCTTGTCGATCACCGGAACGGCCGCAAATGCCGGAGTCCTCACGGCCAATGGCGTGTTGGCTCCGACGCAGGCCAGTCGAATTATTGCGACATGCACGACCAGTGGTGTCATCAAGGCTACCTATGGCGCGGCTTCGACGGGCGCGATTTTGTTTCAGATGATGTGGCGTCCGCTTTCGGCTGGCTGCACGGTTGCTGCTGCCTAACCTCGAATCACCTTCACTCAAGGAAATTAGACAATGGCTCAACAAGACGACAGCGGGTTTCGGACGTTCATTGCTGCGGGCGCGATTTCAAAGTACGCCCGCGTCAAAATCTCCGCTGCTGAAACAGTGGACGTGGCCGGCATAACCGACCGCGAGATCGGCACCGCGACGAATCAAGCGTTCGCTGCCGGCGACCGCGTAACGGTCAAGCTCCGCTCCGCTCCCGGCACGCACAAAATGATCTTTGCGGCGGCCGTCAGTGTCGGCGCTCTGGCCTATACGGCTGCGAGTGGCAAGGCATCGGCCAGCGCTTCCACGGCGTTCATCCTTGGCCATGTTGTGGCCATTGACGGCACGGTAGCCAACGGCGACATCGCGGAAGTTCTCTACGGGAACCACGGCGACACCGCCATTTAACGAACCTCACCGGAGCCTGGGGTGTAGGTGGCCACCGAAACCCTGGGCATTTTACAAGTTTGACTACTCCGGTGAGGATCGGAGAAGTCAAGAATGCCTACCCCAAATGAAGCACTTGCTACCCTGCGGCCTGACCTTGGCGGTAGCTTTCAGGACTTTGACCACGAACTCGACCGCCTGGGGTTCATTGGTTATCGCTTCCTGCCCGTCATGGAAGTTCAGCGAGCCAGCGGCACGTTCGGCCGCATCCCGCTCGCGCAGCTCCTCAAGAACGCCGACGTGAAGCGGAACAGCCGCAGTGGCTACCCTCGCGGCGACTGGGATTTCCAAGAGGAAACCTTCTCGACGAAAGAATACGGCTTTGAGGAGCCGGTCGATAATCGCGACCAGGCCCTCTACGCCGACTTCTTCGACGCCGAAATGGTATCGGCTGAAATCGCCCGCGACACGGTTCTCCGCGAAGCCGAGAAGCGCATTGCGGCGATGATCTTTAATACCTCGACCTGGACCGGATCAACCAAAACGACCGCGATCGCAGCCGGCAAGGAGTGGAGCAACTACGCTAGCGCCACGCCGATTGATGACGTGGAAGCGGCCGTGCGGAAGGTTTACACGAACACCGGCATGTGGCCTAACACGCTGGCCATAAATCGCATTGTGTTCCGCAACCTGCGTCAGTGCGACCAGATTTTGGACCGCATTTCGAGCCAGGGCTCAGGCGGGCCAGTCAAGGCGTCCGACATCACGCCGCAGCAGCTCGCGAGCGTGTTCGACCTGGACAACATCCTGATTGCCGGCAGCAGCAAGAACACGGCGAACGAAGGCCAGACTGCCACGCCGGGGCAAATCTGGGATAGCGAATACGCAATGATCGCGCGTTGTGCCACCACTGGAAACATCAAAGAGCCGTGCGTCGGCCGTGCGTTCCACTGGGGGCAGGACGGCAGCACGATCGGCGGCACGATGGAAACCTACGACGACCCCAAGCTCCGCGGCGAGGTGGTTCGCTGCCGGCACGAGGTCCACGAGAAGGTGATTGAGTCGCTATTCGGCCACCTGCTTAGCAACGTGACTTAATGCCGAACTGCTTTCAAACTGCCGCGGCGGTTTTAGGTGGTGCGCTCAAGACGATGGCCGGGCGATCCATCACTTACACCCGCCGCAGCTCAACCTTCACGGCAGTCGGAACGCCGAACAAGGTTGACTACGAAACCGAAGTTGACCCGCAAACCGGACTCTCTCTAGCTGTAACTTTTTACGACTGGAATTTCACGTTTGCGGACCTTGGATTTGACGCGACGTTGTTCGACGCCCTACCCGGCGACCAGATCAGCGAGACGTTAAACGGCGTTGACTACGTGTACGAAGTCGCACCGGTGGGAAAGCGGAAGATTTTGGAGTGGATCGACTCTGGCGGTGTGCTGGTGGTGATTCACACGAAGCTATTTTCCAAAGCATTAGATGCCTAACGTCCTAGCCGACATCGCGACAGTCGTGACCAGCGTGCTTAACGGCGCGCCGGCCGGGACGTTTGCATTGTCGTTTACTGCCGTGCGGAGCTATGCCGACTGGGAACTGCCACTTGAAGGAAACCAGGGCAGCAATCTGATGGTTGATGTTGTCCCGGTGGGAAAAATGGAAGCCGAGATTGAAGCGGTGGGCTCGCTGAAATACTCGCCAGACGTTGATATTTGCGTGCGGCTGGGACTCGGCCCTGATAAGCGAGTGGTTGGCGGACGTTACGACGTGACGCTCATCGACCCCTATGTGGAGTTGTTGCAATCCATCGCCGAATACTTCGCGATCGATCGCTTCGGCGGACTAACGAGTTTTGCTTGGGATTCCAGCCGAAACAACCGCACGACCATCGTTTACTCCCACTTGCGAACGCATCACCAATTCACCGGCATTGTCCGAATTCCGTTCACTTGTAGCGTTTCAATTTAATGTTCGGCGCGACCTTCAAGCTTATCGACACGTCCAAGCGGGTGACTGCCGCCGCCGATAAGGCTGCGTTTAAGAATTTTGCGCATGCTGCCGCACGGATCAGCAAAGACGCCAAGGCGTCGATTGAGAAGACTGACGGACCATCGCTACCCGGCAGCCCGCCGCATACCCATCGCGGTTCGTTCCTTCGCCGCGGCATCCGCTTCGCCGCCGACAAACAGGGCGCAGTGATTGGCCCGATGGCCAGCGTTGTTGGGGAAGCCGGATCGGCTCACGAGTTTGGCGGGGAATTCAAGGGCAGCGACTTCCCAGAACGGCCGTTCATGGGGCCGGCACTTGAACAGAACATCGACCGCTTTGCCTCGACGTGGCAAGGCTCAATCGGAGAATAAATCATGGCAGGACAATACGGCGCAACGCGGATGGGCTACGAGGCTCAGTTGTTTCTGGGAACCGCTGGCAGCACGCCAACGGCCCAAATGACCAACTGTGTTGACCTTGATTACAACATGGACCCCGACATGGGCGACACGTCCACGCGGGGCGACGGAACTAGCGTCCCGGTGGCTACCGAGAAGGTAACTGGCTTGAAGCCGGAAATCACTTTCAAAGCGTTGAATCGCCCGGCCGATACGATCCTCGTCGCGATGCTGGCTGCGGCGTTCTCGGGTGCCGCAATGGCAGCCCGCACCAAGAGCTATTCGAGCGGCAAGGGTTATGACGGCGATGTAAACGTCAAGGTCAAGCAGGGCACGCCGCTCAAGGGCGAAGCGACCTGGGAATTTACGCTCACGGCAAACGATCAACTCCGCGACCCGTCTGTTTGGGTCTAACCGATAGGGACTTTTAATCATGGCTGACGTATCTGTAACCGCCGCGAATGTGGCACCAATCCTGACCGGCTCGAATCCAACGCAGATCGAGAACGGCATTTTCGGCGCGACCGTAACCGCTGGCCAGTTGGTGTATCTCGACACCACGACCAGCACATACAAGCTCTGCGATGCCAATGCCAGCGCGTTGACTTCCGTGCTGCGTGGGGTGGCGCTGAACGGCGGCGTGTCGGGCCAGCCGGCAGCCGTGGGCGTGGGCGGCACCTATACGTGCGGCTTCACGGCGACGGCCGGGGCGATCTACGTGGCGTCCGTTACCGCGGGTGGGATTGCCCCAACGGCGGACCTCGGCGCAGGCGTTTACACGAGCATTCTCGGAATCGCCCTCACCACGGCGATTCTGCAACTGCGCATCATCAACTCTGGCGTGACGGGTTAACCGATGGCAACGGCCGCACAATTCCCCGGCGACGTTCTGGTTCTGGGCAACCTGCAATACACGGGAAGCCTCTTGCCGGGCGTTGCGCGTAGCGGGCTGACTCAAGACACGTCGCAATCGTACTGGCTGCCGTGGGATGGCTTTCGCGTCTGGGATGCAGTCGCGACCAACCTGCCGGCCACGCCCGCGAGCGACGACCTTGGCTTGATTGGTGGCACATGGGGAACTGGCGTTCCGTCGATCCAGACTGGCGATCTAAAGGCGGCCGGCAGCACCACGCGATACGCCCGCTGCCAGTTTCAGTTGCCGCCAGAATACGTGACTGGAACCGGACTCGTGCTGCGGCTTCACGCCGGCATGATTACGACCATCGCAGGCACCGCGGCGACCGTCGATGTTGAGGTTTACAAGTCTGGCAAGGAATTCCTAGTCAGCGGTTCCGACCTTTGCGCGACCGCCGCCACGAGCATCAACAGCACCACGCTGGCGGACAAGGATTTTGCGATCACCGGAACCGGCTTGGTGGCTGGCGATCAGCTCGACATTCGGATTGCGATTTTGGTGAACGACGCCGCGACGGGAACGGCCGTCATCGGCTGCATCGGTTCGGCTGAAATGCTTCTCACGATCAGGGGGTAGTTGTGCCGCAGTTTGCAGATTCCAACGGCCGCGAATGGACGATCCGCCTCGACGGCGTGTTGCTCAAAGAGCTTCGCGAGGCCACGCAAATCAACTTGGCCGACATCGGCGGCGCAAGCTACGCCCTGCTAAACCGCGACCCGTCCGCACTGACGCAAGCCCTGTGCGTTCTCTGTGCCGAAGACATTCAGAAGGCCGGCATCAACTCCAAGAAATTTGCCGCTTCGCTAGTGGGTGAATCGCTCGACAAAGCCTGGGAATGCCTCTGGGGGGCCGCCAAAGTTTTTTTCCCAGCGAGGCTATGGTCCGCGCTACAACTGCGCTACAGCCAACAGATAGCGATTCTGGACGGCTGGGAGACGCTGCAGCCACTGCTGACGCTGTTGAGCAAGCCGGAAGTGCCAGCGGGGATGCGGGACGCGGCGATGGCGGAACTAGCCAAGATGATTCACGGGATGAGTGCTACCGATTTGCGGACCTTGGCGGATCAACCGTCTGCTACTGGCCCGGTGGAGATCCAATTGAAGCCTGCTATCGACTCGCCGGCTACTGCGGAGTCAGTCCCCGCGGCTTAACGCTGGCGGACTTGTGGCTGATGGCGCACGGGCGGCGTGTCGAATCGCGGGTTAACGCCCTGAATCAATCGGCGGTGATTTGGAGCAACGCTTTCGACGCCGACGCCTTCATTCGCACGGGCGAGCTAGGCGGAACGGCAAAGAAGATGCGGCTGGACCCGGAAATGCGGGCGGCTGTGGACGCGAAGATTGATGAGTATATGACAACGGGAATTTTAACGGTGGGATAATGGCAGGACGTGGCGACATTCAGGCCGGCAAAGCGTTCGTCGCTCTCTATACGAAAGACGCTGGGCTGCTGTCTGGGCTGAAAGCCGGTATGAAAACGGTAGCCGGCGGGATCGCGACTGCCGCGACCGGGATAGCCGCCCTTGGTGGTGTTGCTGCTGCCGGGATTGGTGTGGCGTTACATCAATTCGCCAAGATGGGTTCTGAACTTAACGACATGAGCGCCCGCACGGGCGTGGCCGCCGGTTCGTTGGCCGAATTGAAATTTGCGGCCGAGCAAACCGGAGCGGGGATCGAGGATGTTGAGGCCGGGCTAAAGAAGTTCGTCAAAAACGGGTTCGACGTAAAGCAGTTCGACCGTGCGGCCGAAAGCATCGCGGCGATCAAAGACCCCAGCGAGCGGGCGCTGAAGGCAATCGAAATGTTCGGCAAGGGAGGCACGAAGTTGCTCCCGATGTTCGCCGAACTCAAGTCCCTGCGCAATGAGGCGCAATCGCTTGGCTTGGCCCCGTCCGATGAAGACGTGGCGATGGCCGACAAGCTCGGCGACTCGTTCGACAAGATCAAGAGCGTGATGGGGGCTTCGCTATTCAAGCTGGGCGCTGCGTTCGCGCCGATAATCCAGCCGATGCTCGAAGGTGCCGCCAAGCTGATTGGCCTGTTCAACCGCTGGGCGCTGCAAAACAACATCGTTGTGGACACGCTAAAGTCAATCGGCGATTCGCTAAGCGGCGGCGAGTGGGGGCTGGCTGCTGACATTGCCATTAAGAGCGTACAGGTTGCGATGTTGAAGGGATTGAACGTAATCGCCAGCCTATTTGGTGATACGTTCGACACGTTATTCGGAAGCATCGCCACGGATTTGATTCTTGGAAACTTCGGCGGCGCGTGGGATACGGTAATGAAGGGAGTCGCGGCCGGATGGGATGCCGTGGCCTTGGGGTTTGTTCAGGTATTTAGCGAGGTAATCAACCAACTCACGGGCATGTGGGCGACGTTCCAGAATGGAATGGTCGCTACGCTTCACGGACTTTCGATCGGGGCACGCATTCAGGGGCAAGGCGTGCTCGCGGATCAATTGCAAGGCGCAGCCAATAGCCTGATGAGCGGCGCTGGCGGGGCCGGCGATGCGGTAACTGCTGGCATCACGGTTGGCCAGTCTGCCGCCAAGGCTTTTGCGGATTCGATGGCCGAGCGATCGACTCGCAGTGCGGTTGCGTTCGGTGGAAAGCTAAACGCTGACGAAGGAAAAACGAACGCAGAAATCGCTGCGCTAATGATGGAATTGAAGGAACTGCGAGCGAGGGCGGCGGCTGCGAAGAAAGCCGATCCTGCCGCCGGCGGCGTGGGCGGGGACTTCGCCGCAAAGGTAGCCGTTTCATCGGCTGCGTCTGCGGGCGGAGCGATGGCTTTGGCGTCTAGCGGCAGCGGCGGAAGTGTCGCCAAACAAACGCTTTCTGAAATCAAACAAATGCGGAGGGACAACGCCGAACACGCTCGGTTAATGCGGGCTAATTCGGTTCTGCGGGCTGTGTGATTTCCACTGGCGATTCTGATGGCGATGCTGGCTCTGTTTCCATTCCAGCCAATCCAAGCAGAATCGCTAACCCCGCAGCTACCAACCACCACGAACCCAAGGCACCCAGCACCACGCCAGCAAATGCCATCCCGCGAGGCGGAACAAGCAATCCAAGGCAACTCAAAAACAAACCAACCGGCGAAGTTAGACCAAGGCAGAAAAACGAAATGAGAGACACGATAAACCCGGCCGTCCCAAGCCCGTTCGTTTGCGACGCTTGCACGACCACCGTTACAGGCCTGTGCTGATTCATGGTTTACCGCCTCGACCAAAAACCCAACTCCGCCCGCTACACGTCCGTCCCGCCCACTGCGGAAATCGGCTACGTGCTAAACGGCATCTTCGACCGCTCTAGCGCCAGGGCAATCGTAGGCACTCTAATACCCTCAGCGGTGGCAGTCAACGAAGGGATCATTTACCTCAAAGACATCCAGATGGACGAGCGGGGCTATGCCCTGTGGGATTGCACGGCTCAATACGCCCAAAACAACCCGGCAGTAAACAGCGCCCGATTCTCTTTTTCCACCACGGGCGGCACGTTCCACATCGACGGCACCGACCCCGCTGGCGTGACCTCCTACGGCACTACACCGGCCGACTTCAAAGGGCTAATTAACGTCGATGATTCTGACGGCACGCTGCGATGCGAGGGGACCGATATTGTTATCCCGCAACTCCGCCGCACGATCACGCTGAAATGGGCCGCTGGCGTCATCACGGAAGCCTACGCCCGCATCTGCGAGGATTGCACAGGCTGCCGCAACTCCGCCCCGTTCATCGGCCGCGCCGCAAAGGAAGTGATGTTTCTCGGCGCGGAGGGCGAGCAAGGGACCGACGTTGAAACCACCGTCAGCTACCACTTCCTCATCGACAAAAACTTAACCGGGCTAAAGTACGGCGACATCACGGGCGTCGTGAAGAACGGCCACGACATTCTGTGGGTGCGATCCCAGAACTATAAAGACGCCAACAACAAGCCGGCCCGCAAGCCAATCGGGGTTTACGTTCACGCGCCGCCGCGTGGCGATGTGAACCTTGGCGCGCTCCTGGGATTTGGGAGCTAACCGTATGGCGATGCTTCCACGATTGACAGCTGGCCAGCCGCTTGCGATTTCCGCCAGGGAGTGGAACCGACATTGCGATGCGTCCGATTATCACCAGCGGCGATTGAACGGCGAGGGCGGCGCAGGTTCGCGGCCAGCCTATGACACGAATACGCTGGTCATAAAGAACAACTCGGGATCGAACCGACGCCGCGGCGAAATCCTCGAATTTACCGGGCTCGAATTCACCGACTTGACGGAAATGCTGCCGTGGATGGTGGGAGGATCGCCGACGCTGGCCAATGGGTTTGGCGTGTTGTTGGGCGACATCACAACCGCCGTGCCGGACAACTACGGGAAGTGCCAGGTACACGGGGCGTGTCTCGCCTATGTGAACATCGGGGACGCTGACCACAAATACGCGGTCGTCTCCGCCTCAACCTACGTCCTGCAATCGTCGATCATCGGCCCGGCTCGCATTCTCTTTGCCCCCAGTGGAACGGGTGAGAAAATGTGCCTCGTGCTTTTGAACGACGTAGTTGGCGAATGCCTCGTGAAGAACGCCACCGGCAGCGACATTGGGATCAACTCATCCGGCACGTTCCAGCTCTGGACCGGCACGCCAGGCAGCGAGTCTTATGCGAATTGCGACGTGACGGCTTACAACAAAACGTCAACCGCTTTCAAGAACGGGAAGTTTGGAGCGGTGAGCTACCTCAACGGGCAGGCTTACGCCGTTCCATTTCAAACATGACCCGCCCCCGCCTAATCCTCGCGATTCGCTGTGCTGTGCTGGCGGGGGCCTGTGCGTGGCTCTATCCGTATGGGTTGTGGTGGCTTCCAATCGCGCTGATGATGCCGGCGTTTACGTCTGGCGGTTGTGGCGGGCCATGCACTACAGGCACTCTCTGCGCCAACGGTCAAGACAGCGAGTCTATTGCGCTTACGATTGCCGGATTGACTGACTTGGCCTGCGCGAGCTGCAACGATTACAACAAAACGTACAACGTGCAATCTGGCTCAACAAACTGCGGCTACATTGCGACTAACCCCACGCAGGTACCTGGCTCTTGTGGGTCAAGTAGCTTCGCTAACAACCTGACGACGTTTTTCCAAGACGACGGCAGTGGAAACACCAGGGTTAGAGCCAGCCTTTTTTTATATGATGGCGGTGCGCCGGATAGTTACATTTGGGACTTCACCGCTCTGGGTGCATCGCCTGCGAATTGCTGCATAACGACAATAACCAAAGTCGGCAGCACGTCCGTTACGGTTGGCAGCACAACTCAACAGTGCGACCCAACCGCTGCAACGGTTACTATTGTGGGGTCAGATTTCTAATGCGCCGCGTCAAAGATTCCGACAAGATGCACGGCTGGCACGTTTACGAATGCCCAAAGTGCAAGGACCGCATTCACTCGCCATACGCTCCTGACCGGGTTGTTTGTTTCTGCCCGAAGAAAGCGAAAGAGAAAATCCCGCCGTGGCACGCATTTGGAGATTGGATAGAAATATTCCTCGTCGTGTTTGGTATCACGAAATGCCGCTGGGGGTGGTTCAAGCGTAGCGTCTTGAGGCTGAAACCGTCTGCCGTCGATGCGTGCGGAATTCGGCAAGCCAAGGCAAATCAAATCGGGTGGTTGTTTGCTGTTTGGCTGCGTTCAAACCTTGACCCCACCCCCGGCTCGCGGTGATAATCGGGGGCTATGACCACCACGGCACTGGAACGGCTGATTGAATCATACGTTCACGCGGCAGAGGACGCCGGACCTGGACCTGACGAATCGCTAATTGCCGAAGCCCGCCAAGAGCAGGCGGATATTGCCCGCATCCGCGAACTGCTCTGGCCTAATATCTCTGGCGTCATTGAGAGAGACTGCGCGTGGGAAGATTTGGGGTTGAGTTACGATGCCTGCGATGAATTGTATGCCATCCTCTCCCGCTTCCCCACCCGCCAATCGTGACGTCGCCGCATTCCCAATGTTTTCCGGGGTTTCTCGATAAAATCTCACTGTTTCGGTGGTTTTGTGACGACGCCAGCCGCACCCGCCGCAAAGCGCTAGGCCCGCTTCCGCCGCTCGCGCAATTCCAAGCCCACCACCGCCGCGAGCTTAGCCGCGTTAGCCACGCTCAGAGGCCGGCCGTCAACGAAGAATGACCGCATGGCCGTCATCCCGACGCCCGATTCTTTCGACAGCGCGTAATATGTCTTTCCGGTTGCCTGGGCGGCGGTGCGGAGCTTGGCTGTCCAGGGGTCTGCTGTGTCGTCCACGAGGCCTAAAACTCCCCCTGCTCACCAGCCACGATTGCGTCTGCTGCTCCGACTAGATCGTTCGGGCCAAACTTCTCGCCAACCAAAATCTCAATTTCAGGCGTTACGTGCTCATCAGATTTTTGGCGGTGGTTAGCTATTCGCACCTTCCCGGAAATGTAGCCCTCGCCACCAACTTGCTCGAATTGCAGGTACATGCTGCCGAGCTTGGCCATGTATCTCTTGCAAACTTTCCAGCCGCGATCCTGCATCAGATTCACCAGCTCCTTGGCCGTGGCTGAGGTAGCGTCTTGGGTTTCGGTAACTTTCTCGTATTCGTTCACTGCGGTGTCCCTAAATCAATTAACGCTTGCCGCGTGATTCCGAATGCCTTACAGACCTTGTCGAAGTTTTCTCCGACGAGACCCGGGGTCGGTTCTTTGATAAGACGGCTGAGCCCTCGGTAATGTATCCCAAACTTCTCCGAAGCCTGGGGAACACTGAGCTCACTCTGCTCGAGAAAACGAGCGATTCCCCTGGATACGACAATGTGAAAAGGCTCGTCGGCCTCCACCTTCTTTGCGTCGCCATTTCGGGGCTTGGTTGTCGTGCCGTTCATAGGCTGGACATCATAGCCACCCTCACTTCCTGACACAATAGGACCATTGGCCTGTTGACGGATTATGTCGGCCGCAATTGGTCCTGCCTTCCGCCAGGCGGATTCGCCTTGGTCTCCTGCCGTCAGAAGCACTCGAAAAACTTCGATGACTTTTTCGGGAAAACTGGACTCTTGGCGTCCATTGCTCTTGAATTTGATCACGGGAACGTGGTTGTTGCGTTTGGCGTTTGCCATGGGGCACCTGGGAAAGAATTACCCTAGAAATCGCCCGGCAGCCCAATTAGGCTGCCGGGAATGACTGTTTCCCCTAGTGAAAATCACCAGGGTATTTCAATGCAAACCGAACTACCCCCAAGGGGATTTGAACCCCTGTTACCGGACTGAGAACCCGGGGTCCTAGGCCACTAGACGATGGGGGCGGCCGGGCATCCGGTGCTGGCGAAGCGGGCGCTGGTCGGGACGATCGCCTCGATCGCTCATACGTTCGACCCCCAAGCTGTCGGGAAGGACTTCAAGCTGAGCGAGGCCGAGAAGTTCCTGACCGGGATCGACAGCCGGAAGGCAGAGTTCGACTTCATGCACAAGCTGAATGAAGGACCGGCCGGCGAACTGCGGCAGAAGGCGGGTCTCGATCTCCCCGGAACCGACCAGAGCATTACCAAGCAGGAAGAAGCGTTTCAGGGGCGATGGGGCAAGCTGGTTCCTGGCATTTCGATCAGCTCCCGGCTGTACACGATGATTCTGAACAAGCTCCGGGCCGACCTGTTCGACTCGATGGTGCAGAACCTCGGGCGGAACGGGCAGGTGACGATGGACGAAGCCAAGGTCATCGCCAGCTTCGTCAACGTGGCAACGGGGCGATCGCAACTCCAGGGACTTAAGGGCGTCCCGATCGTGGGACTGCTCGCTCAAATGGAAAGCGCTTCGCACTATCTCAACACCGTGTTCTTCGCGCCTCGGTACGTGGCGTCGCGATTCCAGTACCTCGCCATGCCGTTCTACCTGCCGTTCCAGGGCGGACTGAATGCGAACTGGCGGGTGAAGAAGGCCATTTACAAGGAGTACGGCCGAACCGCAGTCGGGATGGGGACTGTTCTCGGGGCGTTCGCGCTGCTCGGGAAACTGCTCTTTGACGATGACGACGAAGGCAATCCGTTAGTGTCAGTCGAACTCGACCCGCGATCCTCCGACTTCCTGAAGGTTCGGATCGGCGAAACGCGACTCGACTTCCTGGCGGGACTGGCCCAGGTGTTCGTGTTGAATGCGAGAATGGCCAGCTTCGGCACGAAGAGCAGCGTCACCGGAAACGTGAAGACGTTTTACAAGGATCGCGGCGCAGACGGGCAGCCAATCACCCACGCCAGCGTTCTCCTGCACTTCCTGCGGAGCAAGCTAGCTCCCGTCCCCGGTGCGGTGGCTACGGTCGCAAGCGGAATGGAGAACATCGTAGGCCAGAAAGAAACCCCCGCTTCACTGGTGGGATCGCTGGGACTGCCGCTCTCGGTGAAGGACATTTCGACGACCATCGAGACCCAGGGAATTCCCGCCGGAACCGCCATGTCCCTGTTGTCGGTGCTGGGAGTCGGCCTGAGCACTTACGGCCCGAGGACGGAATACGTGACAGGAACCCCCGAAGAACGGCAGGCGCAGATCGAGAAGGACTTGAAGAACATGCAGTGGGACGATCCCGAGCAACCGGCCTACTCGGAGTTCCTCACCAGCGACCAACTGGAGAAGTTCCGTCAGCGGAGCCGTGAAAAGAAGGGGCTCGTCGTTTACCAAGCCACGTATGCCGGGAAAAACGAGGACGAGATCAAGACGCGGGACAAGAACCGCGAGTACCTGGACAGCATGGGCGTGTCGAAGGACGAAGCCCTTCAGCTTCTCAAGGACTACTACAAGTCCAAGGAAGGCGGGCTGCGGGTGAAGGGCGAAACGGGATTGAAGGAGGGCTACGTGAGGAAACTTGGGGCGCTCAACAGTATTTACGGCAAATAGAGCAAACGCTAAACTGCCGAGATGGCATCCGTAACTTCTAAACTGGCGCAGACATTCCGAAGAAATGTACGCGCCCGCATGGCCGAAAAGGGACTATCACAGTCCGACCTAGCTGAAAAGCTAGAGGTCACGGCTTCTTTCGTGTCGCAAATGCTTTCGGGACATCGCAATCCTGGCCTGGAATCTCTCGTCGAATTCAGCAAAGCGCTGGGCGTAAAGCCAGCGGACTTGCTAGAGGAAAATCTTTCCAAGCCGCATTGACACCGCTGTAGCACTTGCTAACATAGCGGCATGAGAGCCTGGGATTACACCGATATCTACGTGGCCGCCTGCTTGCGGCCGTTCAACACGCATAGCGAAGGTCGCGAGCATGAACGGGACTGCCCTGAGTGCCAGCGAATCATTCGCGGTGAATCGGACGAAGTAGAGGACGACTACAGCGATCTACCGGCTGCCGGACGAGTCGAACCGCATCCGCAAGGCGGCTGGCAGGTCGTTGTGCATGGCT